GATAAAGCCACAGTTCTTAGAAAATTCTTCCATGAAATTTCTAAGTGCTGGCTGTGTTGAGTTTGGGTTTAAGTAATCAGCTTCGTCAAGGATCACATATTTTCTTCCTCCAACCAACGACATGGATGAAGCAAACTGACTGATGTCATTTCTAAGTGTGTCGATGTTACCATTCATTGAACCATTTATAACCATATAATCACAATCAAGCTGATCCAACATGGTGCGAGCCACAGTGGTTTTACCCACTCCAGCCCGGCCAGTTAGAAGCATGTTTGGAATAGAGCCTTTATCAACAAATTGTTGGAATGTATTCTTTAGTTCAGTTGGCAGAATACATTCAGACACCGTCTTTGGACGATACATTTGGGACCACAAAAAATCATCACGAACCATAATATAAACCTCTATTCACTTAAACCAAAATGATAGTTTCGTATAGCTTTTGAAACTCTTCCATATCAGATACTTCATCCACAAAGTTATTCTGATGATATACCTTAGCCATTTTACGTAAGAACTTCTTGTTCAACTGATACTTTTCACAAGCTGCACTGATTGATTCCTTTATGTAATCTTTCTCAGCAGCCATTCTAGTCATTGAATTAGAGATCTCCTGTAACACTCCACGAAGCTCATGCTTATCTTGTTCAATCATAATTAATCACCATATGTGCTTGATGTTTCAGTTGCAATGAAGTATTCAATTTCATTATCAGTCGACGTAAAGTGTGCAATACCCTTAGCGATTTGAACATTGTAATCCTTATTCAAAAGCTTTAGGTTATTGCACGAAAAGATGATCTTAAACTTTTTAGTTTCATCTTTAAGATCAATTTCAAACGAGTTATTAGTAGGACTCTTAACGTCAACCGCCTTACAGAACAACCTGCCATTGCTTCCTTCAATGGCGATCTCAGGTAGTTGAAGGATGCTGGCACCCTTCATGACGCTTTGAAAGACTTCATTGCTTAGATCAAATGAAACGTATGGATCATTGATCTTAATTTCTTTCTTAGGTGGAACTACCATTGTTACTGGATCTGCAAAGATAAAGTTGACACTCTTCTTACCATCTGAGATCTTTACAAAGTTCTCATGAAACGATAGATTAGGATCATTAAAAAGAGACAACACACCAAGAAATCTATTCAGGTCAAAGATACCGAAGTTTGTCTCAACGCTTTCATCAATCTTTGCTTTTGCCATAATTGATTTTTGCGGAGAGATCGTACTCAATACATTACCTGATTCAAACATGATAGATGGATTGATGGTGCTGAAGTTTTTCAGCACCTGTAGAGTCTTTGCACTAAGTTTCATTTTAACCTCACTTCTTCCTCTTTAGAAGACCAGCGTCAGCTGTTGCTGCTGCACCGATAGACGCTAAATCTGCAAGGGAACCACCAAAGATGTATGTTCCTACATGCTGTAGCTGCATCCATGGGCAGAACCAAACCTGACTACCCATCTTCTGGACATTATAACAAAACATGTAATCTTCTGAGAGGTATCGCTTTGACACTGGGTCAATGATACAATCAAAGTACGCCATGATTTCACGAGAGCCATCAAAGTGTTCAGTACGAACATGATCTGGCTTATAAGAAAGTTCAGGGAATGCTTCCTGATACTTCTCAAAAGTACGACGACGAATCATCATGAATCCAGTACCGATCTCAGATACTTCAACCGGCTGGTTGATTGGAATCTGTGATTGACCAGACTTAGGATTAAACACATAGTCGCCAACAAACTTTTCTAGTCGATTCGGATCTTCATCAGCAACACCCTTATCGACTGCCATCTTGATCTTCTCCCAAGAAATACACTTCTTAGGATAAGGACCACCGATTACATCGTATGGGCTGGCATCATCCTGAATTGCTAGAAGAGCGATGACGTCTTGTGGATTGAATCCAATATCAGAGTCAATAAACATCAAGTGTGTTGCACCTGATCTCATAAATTCATCGCAGCAATAATTTCTAGCACGAGTAATCAATGACTCGTTAAACAAGAAATACAATTGGAGTTGTACGCCATACTGAGTACATAGCGCTGCTAAATCCGCCACTGACCTAGCAAACATTCCTGCACACTGACCACCGTACATGGGAGTGGCTAAAAACAACTTTCGCTGACGAAGTTGTTCTACTGGAACTTTTATCTGAAAACCATTATTGGTTTGTTCTTCACTCATTAATATCTCCTCACGTTGTATATGAATTTTTCAATCTATTACTTTTCCAACAATCACAAACATGACACATATCATCAGGTGTTTGTATTATATTCCCACGATAGCATGATGCCACGTAATTTGTAGGGATTGAATTTACTTTAAGTTGCTTAACCTCATCTTTTTTGCTAGATAGATTCTGTTCATGCACATACAATTGAATGATTGCATAGTGAATGATTTTAAGAAGATCGTTTTTATTTAAACCATTCTTCTTTCCATATCTCTTAGCATACTTCATTATATTACCAATGCAAAATCCTGTACCATGTCCTGCGTCAATGATCATGTCGGTTGCTTGATATTTACCACTGTAATGCTGTGTATAAGTAGAATCTACATATGTTTTTATTTCTTTCAACGCACTATCTTCATTATATTTGTAATCAATCATTGTAAAAACTCCTCTAAAGTAGAACTCCTTTCGTCCATTATCTTATGTGTCTTGTTCTGATTATATTGGAACACATGTGTGCTATCAATCATTTCTCTATTTCCCATTAAGTATTCACGTATTTCGGTAGCCATGTCAACTGCGGTTTGTACTGGAACATTTTGACAAATATGATTAAATGATCTTTTAGCATTGAGCAATTCAAAGTCTTCAGGCATTCCCATAATTGACATAGCTTCTCGATAAGTAATAAACCTGTCTTCATGCGGATGAGTTAAAGTTAGTGGGTAATGACTTACAAACGCGCCGATGTAGCCTTTAGGAACAGTTGTACCTCTCTGCATCACGTTCTTACCATCATTGAGCTTGTCAAACTTATACATGCATTTTCTAATTTCTTTCTCATACCCCCTGTTATTCATCCAATCTGCGATTTGCTTGTAGTTGTACCCCATCTTTTGAGCATACATCACAATGTTTATTTCTTTATCTGTTTCAACAGTATCAAAGAATTCACGATGAGAGATACCGCCATGAATCTCCTCAAGAACAAACTTATAATATGGATCATTGGTTGGGGTGTTTGGATTGATTGGTTCCATTTGTTTATCAGTCTTTACACCTAAGATCACTTCTTCAATTCTAGTCAATGGAGTATTATAATAATTTAGTAATGGAACACGATCGCCTTGCCAAAAGAAATAAAACGTTCTATCACGAACCTGCGGAACGCCATGAAGCAATGATCGTGTCTTGTAGATCGTCATGCTGTAGCCATTATCGCGGCCAATCTTATACATCTGTGCACGAATGTTGATACCAATTTTACCTATCAACTGTGGTGCGTTTTCACCCCATAGAACTTTTGGTTTAAGCTCAGACAAAACATATTTTGTAGTTTCAATCAACCATTTGTTATTAGGATTATCGTCACCGTATCCTTGGGACAGCATTGACAAGCCTGCACAGGGGCAAACAGAACCAATCACATCAACTTTCTTATTTGGTTTTGCATCATCATCTAGAACATAATATGGTATACTATTTTGAAAATAATTGACAATATGAGAATCGTTCTTGCTGAACGCTTTATAAGACATAAGATACTCAGGAGGAGTACCAAATGCCTTCATTGAACCTATCGTTTCACCACCTATGAGCGGGACTATAGTTGCGTGTTTAAACATGCTTTTGTATCTTCACCATCAAGTCAGTGAACACATAAGACGAATCTTGGTGTTCTTTGTAAAAATTATATGCCATATGCCGATGTTCATCTCTCATCACATCATCAGTTGACAAGTTATTTATCAAATGTAATGATTCATCCATGTTGTTTTCAGATAACCAAATCGTGCCACTGTCTTTGCATTCAGTTAAAGGTTTGCCTTGTGCTCGATGAATGCATGCGTCACCATATTCTTTACGGAATACTGGAATTGTTCCAATTGCTGCTAATTCACAGTGTGTATATTCAACAGAATGCTTGATGAATCGCGGTGCTAAAATAGAAAGCTGGTAGCAGAAAGCTGTCTTTGCGGCTCTCTTCAACATATTATCATTTTTATACAAACTAAAGCATACTGCATAGTCACCATAATGTTTAGTTAAATCGACTGTGTCTGGATCTGTTGAATTGACGATATAATTTATGAATCTATCTTCGTGCTTTGCTTTAAAGTCTATGAAAGCTGGAGATCTTTCAATTCCTTCCAATGTAGTCAAGTAACCATTAGGCATCAAGTACTTATTATGAAAATCTAACATCATGTTATAGCCTTTCCATGACGTGGTTCTTCCGATCCATTTATGAGACTTTGGATCTTGTGCTTCGATTGGTTGCCAGTACTTTTCTCTCAATTCATCAAACATCATTCCTGGTTGGAAAGTATAAAACGGCTTCTTCTCTTCTTCAAAGAAGTTCATCAAAGAAGCAGCTGTTCCAGTAGAATGATCCTCATTGACTACAGTAGCAAAGTCACCGGTGTCGCTATGTGCAAAGATAACTTTTGCTTTGTCGATTGATTCTTTTAATGCTTCATTACGTTTGATAGAATGCATGATGTGATCATGCTGAATAAGCACAAACGGCTTATTCACAGATTCCAAGATACGCTTGTAGCCGTTAACGCATTCATCACCATGGCCTTTACCGCGATCGTTGCTCTTGGATGGAAGTGAGTTGAGGATGATCAAGTCAGCGCGATTACACCTGTCTATGACTTTATCGATCTCAGACTGAGACGAGAACTTATATTCCTGTAAGTTCTTTACTTCATGACACTTCTTTCTCGACCAAGTCTTATCTTTAGATGCAACTACTGTGTATGCATAGTTATTCTTTTCAAACCACTTGCATAGTTCTACAGTGTGTTTTGTTACGCCGCATCCTTCAACACCACGTGCTAATAATATTACAATGTCTTTAATCATAAATATAACTTCTACACTCTTCTAATATCAATGATTCAAATGCTTTGTCGTTTAATTGACGATTCC